GGCAACCGAGAATTCGAGCATCTTGTCGAGGATCATTTCTTTTCTCCGGTTGCGCTGTCGATCAGACCACGCGGGTTTCGTTGTTCAAGAGGCGGTCCACAGTCCGAACCGGCACGCCCAGGAACGTGACCGTGCCGTTGCCGGCCGAGCCGGGCGACACGCTGCCGAACTGCTGCGCGGCCGGTTGGATGGCCAGGCAGTTCTGGCTCTTGTCCATGGCCATGATGGCCAGGTATTCCTTGACGGTGCGGTTGCAGTAGAAGACCGCTTTGCCCATGCCCATGGCCGGGATGCGGAACATGGCCTTGGCCATCACCTTCATCAGGTTGGTGCCGGCGGTGAGCGCCTGCGTGCCGGTCTGCGCTTGCAGGTCGGCCAGCTTGATGTTGGCGATGCGCACGACATAGCGCCAGTCCTTGACGTGCAGGCCGCCCTTCCAGCACCACCAGTCGGCGTAGGCCCGATAGCGGTTGTTGCTGGCGTCGAACGCATCGATCAGGCCCAGGTCCTCGTGCTGCAGGCCAGCGGCCGAACCCTTGGGGAAGATGCCGGCCACGGTCTGCTCGCCCCACACCACCAGATACACCGAGGTGTTGTCCGAGGCAGCGCCGCCGGCGTCGATGATGTTGCCGCCGTTGGCTGCCGTGAGGCTGGAATAGCGCGCCGCGAAGCCGGTGAAGCGCTCGGGGTTGACCGCCTGGTTGCCGTAGATCAGTGTTTCGGCGAAGTCCTGGTTCAGGCCTTCGACAAACGCCGTGGCTTCCGACATGCGGAACTCGCTCGTGTTGCCGTTCAGGTCGGCCAGCGCCTTGTCCACTTCGCTGCGGGTTTCCAGCATGCCCACGGTGTCCGTCACCTGCGCGCGCAGGCTCTTGGACGCCGGCACGCCGCCGTACAGCATGCGCCAGGTGGCGGTGGGCAGGCCCGTGCGGATCGCGGCCTGGTGGCCGGTGGGCAGGTTGCCCTGAATCCACAGCATGTCGGTGAGGATTTCGTTGGACTGCGAGAGCAGTTCAGCGACCTTTGCCACGCGACCCTCGGGGTCGATGGACTTGGCGAAGTCCAGCAGCGTTGCCGCGCCGGCTTTGGTGGGAAGAGTTGCCATGGTGACTTTCCTTTAAGTCTTGTTGCCGTACAGAACATCGGCCGCCGACTTGGGCGCGGCGCCATGCCGTCCCGCGACGAAACCGTCTTGGCTGATCGCCTTACCTGCGCGTACCAGCATCCGCACGACTTCCGGGTGGTTGCCCAGCCGGCTTTCGTTGAAGAGTGCTTTCAGCTCAGGCGTGCCGAAGGTGTCCAGCGCTTGTTTTGCGATGCCCAGGTTTTCCTTGAACTTCGCCCCGCCGATTTCCGCGTCCGCTTGAGCCTGGTTGGCCCACTCGGTTGCAGCGGCATCGACGTTGGCTTGAAGCTGCGCCACGTTCCCGGCTTGCATCTTGGCAGCCAGGCTCACGAACTTCTGCGCAGTTTCCTGCGTCATGTTCGCGTCTTTGGCCAGGCTCTTGAACGCCGACAGGGTGTCGGAGTCCAGGGCCTTCACGCCGTCCTCGGTCACGAACTCGCTGTATTCCTCGGGGGCGCCGGTCTTTTGGGTGTCGCCGTCGCCGTCGCCCGACTTGTCGTCGGTGTCGGTGGGCTTGTCCTTGGGCTCGTCGTCTCCAAGAAGATTCGGCGGTGCGGCCTTGTCTTGCGTGGCAGGTGCTGCGGGAGCAGCGGCGGGGGCTGCTGGTGCAGGTGCTGCAGCGGGCGCAGCAGCGGGGGCTGCTGGCGCGCTGGCAGGCGCAGCCGTGGCTTCGACGGCCGGAGCCGAGGTTGCCGCGGGGGCGTCACTTGCTGGTGCTGCGTCGCTCATTTCGCTTTGCTTCCTTCTGCATTTCGTTGAAGCGTTCGGGGGCGTGTTCGTCAATGAAGGCCAGCAGCTTCAGCCCCAAACTGCGCCGACCTTCCAAGAAGGCCGTCGTCCCAAGGTCGCCCCCGGGCGTGTAGCTGTTGCTGTAGATGCCGGACTCCGCAAGACGGCGCCGAATGAACCGGCGCCCCCGTTGGTCGCTCATCAGCCAAAGCAGTTCATCAACCTCGGCTTGGCGTTCGCGTTTGGCCTCGTCGGCCTTCAGCTCGCGCTGTTCTCGATTGGGTTCCACTCCAGGCATGGCCGCGACTGTAGCGGCGAGAAGGGGTGTAGCCCCTCGTTCAGTACGCGCCGGTCTTGCTGTTCACCCAGGCCTCGGCTGTGGACAGCTGCGCGCCGGATGGGAAGTTGAGGGCGAAGCGAACGATGCCGCCATAGAAGCGACTGGAGCTGAAGAAGCCGCCGTTGCGGGTGAACAATTCCAGCGGGCCCGCCAGATAGGCGCCCGTGCCTTGATCTGCGACGCTGCCGCTCAACTGCGTGCCGTTGCGGCGCACGACGGCTGCGTCGTCCAGAATGCTCGCGGCGCCGGTCAGCACCATCTGTTGAGGTGCAGCGCCGACTGCGCCTACGGTGCTCACAAGAACGGTCCCGCCTGATGCGAAGTTGGCGTTGGTGGAGGCTGCTGCGTTCGGTGTTTCCAGCCGCCACGCCCCTGGAACTGTCCCCAGGTTGAAGGCCATGACGGATTGCTGCGCGGCGTCGCTGAGTTTGCGAACCCCTGCACACACCATGACGGCGCCTTGTACTGGATCGAACGCAGCCGCGGTCATGCGGTCGTCAACACCGTCTGGCAGAAGGAACCACAAGCCACCCTCTGTCTGCAATACGGGGCGAGCTGCGGCGGTTGCCTGCATCAGGTGATTGCCGCGTCCGCTCTTGTCGAGCATCCGCCCGACAGGCTGCCCGGCGGTCGTCACGGGCGTGGTGCCGGCGCTGTCCTGAAACAGTGTGCTGAAGTCGCTCGGGTCGTACCACCCGCCTTGCTCGCCGTTTGCGAATAGCGCGGCAACCGCTGCGGCCAGGTCCCCCGACGAGCGGCCGAACGGGACGCCGACGCCAATGCCGAGCATGTCAGTAGACGGCCAGAATGCTGCTGGCCGTGGTGCCGGTGGCGTTCACGCGCACGCCGCCCACCGGCAGCATCGAGCCGGCGGGCACGCCCACGAACGTGGCGCTGGTGCCGTCGCTGAACGCGATGCTGACGTTCCCGCCGACACCGATCCACAGCGCGCGAAACGCCACCGCCTGGTTGGTGCTGTCGTGCGGGACGACGGCGGCCGCGTTCTCGGCGGTGTTGGGGCTGGCGGTCTGTTGGACTGGCATAGGGTGCTCGCTCAGAGTTGGAAGCCGAAGGCCTCCACGTTGGCGTTCAGGTTGCCCGCGCCGAAGCTGTTGGCCGTCACCGCAATAGCGGTGTTGATTGCCGATGCGGGGACGGGTGGGTTGAAGTCCAGCACCAGCGGCGTGACGGCGAAGGCAACGCCAGCGGGCACGCCCAGCACGTAGACGGCGCTGCCGCCCACGATGCCAGACAGGGTTACGCCCGTGACTTGCGCCGCGGTTGCGCCGCCACCCGTCACCACCAGCTTGCTGATGTAGGTCGTTTTCCCGACAGCGGCCGGCAGTGTGGCGGCGACGATGGCTGCTGCCCCGCTCGCGCTCGCATGCACTGGCGTGGCGCCGGTGGGGTAGCCGCCGGTGCCGGCAGCGGGCGCAGGCGCCGACGTGCTGACCACCTCGGCCCAGGTGCCGTCGGCCATGTCCCGGAAGCGCCGTACGGCGCCCCCGTCGTCCAGGCTGGGTACAAGTTTGTCGGCCATCTGCGTTTTCTCCTACTGGCTGAAGCCGCTCACCACCTGGGTCAGCGCGTTGTCGCCGCCGGTGTTGGCTTCGGAAAGGGTCTTGGCGGTGTTGGCGGCCTGCTCGGCCTGCGCCGCCTGGGCGATGCGCTGCTCGGCCTGCGCGCGTGCCTCTCGAATCTTGGCCACGTCGCTCTCGCCGCGGGCAATCTCGGGGTCCACGCCCAGGTAGATGCGTGATTTCTGGATGGCCTTGTCGGTGTCCACGTTGTCCCAAGCGCTCGGGTCGTTCTTGGCCGCGGCGATGCTGGCGGTGGCGGCGATGAGCCGGTCCACGCCGGCCATGGCAGTGGCACGCTGGGCGCTGGCCAAGACGCTCACGAACTCGAGTTTCAGCTCCTGGCCTGCGAGCTGCTCGGGCGGTGGCGGCAGGATGCCGGCCTGCATGGCGTAGTCGAACGTGATATCCGCGGCCGGTGCGAGCAGCTCGGTGTGCGTGCGCTCCACCACCGGCCCCAGCATGAGCATCTTTTCCTGGTGTTCCTCTTCGACCTGGCGCGCGGTGATGGGCGAACCCGTCACGCGCGACTGCATGGCCATGAACACGTCGGCGAAGAAAGCCCGCTTGATGATTTCGCGCTGGTCCTGGATGTCGAGCAGCAGGTGGTCCAGGCGCAGGTTGACGTTGAACGCGCTCTCCACCTTGCCGCCGGCGCCCGCTGCGGGGTCCGCATAGGTGATGCCGCCCGGCAGAAAGTCGCTGTCCTGGTTCTTCAGGCTGGCGGGCACCACCAGTGGTGGGTTGGTTTCGAAGTCGATGGCCTGGCCCTTGCGCAGGTGCTCGAATTGCAGCTGCTTGATGCCGCCGAGCGCGCGCATGCCGGGGCAGGTGCTGCCGTAGATGTCATTGCCCGTGGTCTGCCAGCGCGGCGCCAGCACCGGGAAGCGCCGAAAGCCGGACTCGTACAGGCAGTCGTCGCCCTCGGTGCGCCCGTTGCCGCCCTGCTCCACGTAGACCGAGCGCCACGGCATGTTCTTGCGGTCCATCTTGCGTGCGTTGAAGTCCAGGCGCGGCTCGATGAGCTGATAGAGGGGAATCCAGGTGTCCTCGTTGTGGGCGTCCCACATGTTCTTGATCAGCGGCGAGCAGCGCGACCAATCCCAAGAGCCCGAGCGTGCGCGCTGCTGGCCGGTGGGCGCCACGAAGCTCTTGACGATCTGGCCCACGGTCCACTGGAACGAGCGGCTCAGGGTGTCGATTTCGTTTTTGTCGTTGGCCGCCAGGCAGTATTCGCCGATGGTCAGCGCGTTGAAGTGCGCCACCGTCTCGAAGTCGGGCAGCACGATGGTGGCCGCGGTGCCGAAGGCGCCCATTTCCTCGTACATGCCGTGGACCACACGGTAGAAGTTGGAGCGCGCGAAGATGTTCAGCACCGTGCGCGTGGCCTGGTCGAGCCAGCGGCTGACCTCGGCGTCGTTCATCAGGTCCTCGTCCTGCGTCTCGAATCGCACCCAGGGCTGGCTGGGGTTGGTCATGCCCGACTGCATGCCAGCCCCCAAAATCGTGAGCGCTGCTGTTCCGGTATCGTCCAGTACGTCGTTGCGCTCATAGCCTTTATTGACATCGGACACAAAAAAGCGCCCCGAACGCGGCAGCAAATGCTGTTGGATGTCCTTCCAGTGCGACCACCACGTCGAGCGTTCAGTCTCCAGCGCACCGACGCGGCGGATCACTTTTTGATAGTCGGGAAGCGGCTGTTGGCTCATGGCATGTTCGGCCAGAAGCGGTTGCTCTTGGCGATGTTGTCAGCACCTGGAAGCACCTGCAGGTTGGCGGGCGTGTGCAACCCGCAAACGAGTTGCGAGTTCAACGGGACGATGTGATCTACGTGATGCCATTCCCCCGTCCACATCCCGAGGGCATCCGCCGTCACGTAAAAATCCTTGAGCGCTTGGTCGTCGGCCCACAGTGGTGTGGCGCGCAGCATGGTTGCCCGCCGGCGCGCTTGCTTGGCTGCCCCGTGGTGTTTGTTGGCGTCGCGCCAGCGTTTGCCCCACTCGGCAATCTTCTCCGGCGGGTATCCCGCGTAGCGTTCCTGGCGCGCAACCTTGATGTGCTCTTGGGCCTGGTGCGCACGTCGCGTAGCTGAGATGGCTTCTTTGCGCTCGGCGTAATACACCTTCGAATACCCGCTGGTGCGAAACGCTTCGCGGCGGGTTGCAACAGCTTCGGGGTTAGCGGCGTTCCAGCGCTGGTTGGCCAGTAGTTTGCATTCAGCGCAATGGCCGCCGTTCGTGAAACGGTCCGCAAGATGTCCATGCTTGCACGGCTTACCGGTGTTGTAGTAGAGCAAGCCAGCCGCCTGGGCTTCAGCTTTGCTCTTGTTTTTAGGCATCACCATGTTAGCGGCCCAGCAAAGTATTCGTGCCGAGCGAGAGCAAGCTATCGGCTACGCCACCTGCTCCTGTGAGCAAAGTAGACGACGAGCCTGAGAGCTGCCCGCCGGCCGCGGCCATCTGCGCGTTGCGCTTCTGGATTTCCGACAGGTCCGGGGTCTTGGCCTCTTGGGGCTTTTCCACCGCGGCGGTCAGGGCCTGTTGCTGCTTGCGCTGGCGCTCGCCTTCGGCACCGGCCTTGCCCTGCTGGCTGGCCGCGTAGACGCCGCCGGCAGCCGTGGCTGCAGCGCTCACGGCCGAAATGGTGCCGGCGTTGGCGCCGATCCAGGCGCCGGCTGCGGTCAGTCCTGTGGGCATGTCTTTTTCTCCAATACGTAGCTGGTGCCGTCCACGTGCGCGAGGTGCGTTCCAACGTCGATGACCAAGGGTTCCTGCGAGTGGACGGCAATCGGCTCGAACCCGCAGGTGCGGGCCCAGCGTCCGTAGACGCGCACGGCCTTGTCGACCTGGCCATTGGCCAGCATCAGCACCGCGGCGCCCACGTAGTGGTCGTGCATGGCGTCGTGCGCGTGGCTGATGTCGTCGCCGAGCAGCGTGTGGAACTCCTCGCCCGCCCTGGCGCACGCCTTGTTCGCCTGCAGCCAGTCGTCCAGGTCCATCTGCATGTACTGCAGGTCGTAGGTGTGGCCTTGGGACAGCCAGGCGTTGGCGCGCCGGTAGGTGTCCAGAAACCCCATCTGGTGGGCAAACCACACGGTGGGCAGCGCGTAGGCCGGCGCCATGGTGTAGAGCGTCTCGGCCGGGGTGGCCAGGAACGCGAACTCGAGCGCGCTGCGGGCCTCGCGCATGGCGTGCGCACCGCGCGCCTCGGGCAGAAAGTTGGTGTGGATGACGTAGGCGCCGGCTTCCACGCAGCGTGCCAGGAAACACCCGCCCTCCACGATCAGCGCGAAGCTGGTCGGGTGCTGGGTGTAGGCGGCCGCGTCGAAGGGCGTGCCGTCATCGGGCGTGTTGCCTGCGCGCAGCGCCGGATGCCCCACGATGGAGTGCAGCAGGGCATTGTCGGCGGGGGAGGCCAGGCGCGCGGTCATGGCGCGCATTGTCGGGTGGCTGGTGGGTGTAGCCGTCAGCCTTGCACGACTTCGATTTTCACCAGCTTGTCGCCCTCCAGGCGGAAGACGCCATCCTCGCGGGCGATGATGACCTGCCCTTGGTACGTGGTCATGGCCAGCACCTTCGGGATGGGTGCGACGTAGGTAACGCCGCCCGGACGAAAGTCCTCGGGCCACTCGCGTGGGGTGTTGTGCTCGGCGAGCTGGCCAGTGTTGAAGTAGTGTCCGACTTTCATCGCGTTTCCCCTCAGTGCGCCGCGTCCACCGACAGCTCGAGCTGAAACACGGCCAGGGCGAGCTGCGCGCCGGCGCCGTAGTCGCTGTGCCAGTCGCGCAGCTCTGACAGCGCCATGCGGTATTCCAGCAGGTCGTCGCCCTGCAGGTCTTGGGCCGCAGCGTGCAGGCGCGACAGCGCCATGCGTGCACGGTCCTCGTTGGTCAGGGGCTTGAGGGTGGGCAGGGTCATGACGTTCTCGCGTAGGGGTTGTATTCGCGCCGGCGGGAGGACGCCTCCAGCGCACGGTTGCGCAGGTGCGCGAGCGGGTCCGGCGGCTCCTTGTGCACCACCGGCATGGCGAAGCTCAGGGCCAGCGCATCGCCGCGGCCAGGGCTGGGCAGGCCCCGCAGCTTCATTTCCTTTTTCGATTCAAGCTGAATCTTGCCGTCCATGCGCGCCACCGTCTCGGGGCCGATCAGGTCCTGGTACAGCACATCGTCCTCGGGGTCGATGGCGCCGCCCTCTTTCAGCCATTCCTTGACCTGGCCGTACATGTAGGCCCGCAGGTTCAGATAGCCCGCATCGGGGCTGGCGCCGCCGAACCACACGAGCGTCCAGGCCCGTTTCATCGTGCGCCCGGCGCTGACGATGCCGGTGCCGTAGCCGGCGTCCACGAACACGGCGTCCGCCTTGTGCTCGTCCTCAAAGCGTGCGAGCTGGTTGGCCACGTCGATGTCGTTGTCGTTCTTGGCCATGGTCTTGAGCACATCGAAGCGCAGGCCCTGGCGCTTGCCAAACACCAGCTCGTCGTCGCCTTCGAACGCAGGGTCCAGCGTCAGGATCACCGGCGCGTGGTTGTACTGCGCCTCGTGCAGGTGCACCTTCTGCGCCTTGTCCACGTCATCGGTCCCGATGAACTGCTTGGTGCCCATCGAGGGGAACATGCCGCGAACGCGCACCTTCACGATGTCGCTGTCCTCGCCGTACTGGTCCACCAGCTCCTGCAGATAGGCCTTGTTGGTGCCCTCCACCGTGCGGCTGTCGATCTGCCGGGTGCGCCACAGGTGGCGGTACTTGCGGAAGCACTCGCGGAATCGCCCGGTGTTGCGCGTCGGGTTGCCGAACACGATCCAGATGATTTCGGTGTTCTCGTCGGTGAGCGCGCCCTCGGCCACTTCCCACACCTTGTCGGCGATGGCCGAGCCTTCGTCCATCAGCACGATAATGCGGCTGCCCTGGTTGTGCAGGCCGGCGAACGCTTCCGTGTTGTTGATGGACCATGGCACGGCGTCCAGGCGCCAGGCCTTCTCGGCCTCGGAGTCGGCGCTGTAGATCGCCGTGGCGGTGGGCTTGAACCACGCCGCGTTCTCGGCCATGCGCGCCCACTTGATCAGCTCGGGCATCGTCTTGGTGTTGAGCTGGCCTTCGGTGTTGGCTGTGATCACGATGCGCGTGTTCACGCAGGTGGACAAGCCCCAGTGCGACACGAAACCCATGAATGCCGACTTGCCGATGCCGTGGCCCGAAGCCACCGCGATGCGCAGGGGCTCGAACCGGGTGGCGGGGTTGCTCAGGTGCTCGCCGATGGCCGCCAGCTCTTCGCTCTGCCACACGCGCGGTCCGCTGTGCTCGGCGAGCTGGCCGGTGCCCCACGGGAACATCGCCCGGGTGAAGCCCAGCGGGTCGGCTGCGTAGCCCATCACCTGGTCGATGACCTCGTCGGTGGCGGCCTCGCTCACTTGCGCACCGCCATGCGTGCGCGGCGCGCTTCGATCCTGGCGGCCATGCGGTCGGCGAAGTCGCCCAGGCGCAGCTCCAGGAGGAACAGGAAAATGCGCAGGCGCCGCTTCATGCGAACTCGCTCGCCGAGGCGTCTGGCGCGGCCTTGGCGGCCCGTTCGCGGATGCGCTGGGCCATCCCCACCACCTGCACCTCGCCGCTGTGCTCCACGCGGTCTACGAGCAGGCCCAGGTGCTTCATGGCCAGGGTGATGGCTGAGAGCTTGTCGTAGGCCTTGGTTTTGCGGCCGAACTGCTTTTCCTCGATTTCGCTAATGGCGCGGCGCGTCTCGTCGTCCAGTTGGTGCACGGGCTTGAGCTTGCCCTCGTCGTCGTAGAGCCTGGCCATGTCGAAGCCGATGATGGCCGCCAGGTGCTGCATCAGCATGTCGGCATTCACGCCGGCGCGCTCTGCAGCGCCTCGGCGGTGCTCATCGATGGCGGCTTTGACCTTGGGGTCTCGCATCAGCCCGTAGCCGACGCCAGGGTTGTCGCCGTACCCGGCGGCTCTGGCTGAGGCTCGCGCGTTTCCGTGGAGGACGTAGTGCTCCACAAAGGCAGATTGCTGGGTCGTCAGTTCTTTCACGCAGTGGCCTCGGGTTTGGCGCGACGCCGGCGCCCTTCGCAGATGGCCCGCACCGCAGCCAGGGAGGCGTTGAACTCGCGGGCCAGGTCCAGGCGCTTGGCGCCCTGCTGGCGCCGCAATCGCAGCTCATGCACCTGGGCATCGGTGAGGACCGGGAGGCCGCGCTGGTGCTGGGGGGCTGCAGGCGGACGGTGCAGCAGGCCGGACACGAGCGATGCGAAGGGGTTGGGGCATGGCGTCATGAGCCGTGAATGTAGGCCATGTCCTACGGGCTTGTCGACCCCGGGCGTCCGCACCCTATAGCCGAGGGGTGGCGAGAGCCAGCTAGCGCCTACTAACTTAAACACGCAATTTTTTGCACGAGGGCTTGTGTTACTCCGTTCCCTGTTACTGCACTGGTTTTAAAGCATATAGAGAATTTCATACCTGGGGTCTTCACACCCTACCTAAGCATACCAATGCATACCATGTTCTCGTATGTATATAAATATCAGGTAACTCAAGTAACTAGGTAACATATAGACCATTCCCCAATGAAAAAAGTCCAACTCGCAAAAACTTGCAGGTTGGACTTGCCAGGTAACGCGTAACAATCAACGCGAAGCAAACAGCCTTTAGCAAAATTCCTCGTGCTCGCTACTCGCAAAACTCCACCGTTTGCAAACTTTTCCGTCCACGCGCATCGCTTTGTACTCATAGCCAAGGTTACGCAGCGCCACCGCTGCGCGCCGCTGATCTGCCTGTTTGATGCCGTCTGCGCGGAAATTCAGCGCCCCCACCATCACTTCCAAGGTCGCAAAAGGCTTTGACCCTCTCAGCAATCCGGTCTCTCCGTCCATGTCTTCCCCATGCAAGAGCCACGCTGTGATGGCGTCCTCCCACACGTCGTGAACCCGAAAATCGCCGTGGATGTCGGTGGCCAAGTGCTGCGCCTCGTACCAATCGACGGTGTGGTTGTTGGAGCAGAACAACGCACGCCCCTCGGCCCACAGCTGATCGCGCTCGGCCAGGATTCGGGTGTCGTCCACCCGGCTGACTGTCATGGGCAGCCAGCGCCGGTTGCCCGTCTCATCGATCAGGAGGTCGTTACGGTTGCCTGTGCCCACCACGATCAACCGCCGCGCGAAGCGTGTCTGCCGGCGCTGGAACACCTCGCGCCACTCTTCCGTCTCGCGCGTGAGCCAGGTCTTGGTGTCCTCCACCTGGCGGTTGGACATGCCGCGCATTTCGCCCAGCTCGCCCACCAGCTTGCCCCTGATCTTGTAGGCCAGCTCCTTGTCGCTAGTGTCAAAGTCAAGCTCCACGAACGCCTCGGGCACCGGCGACATGGCGCGCACGCCGCTGGTCTTGCGCAGGCCCTGACCCCCCACCAGAATAGGCGCCATGTCCGCCTTGCACCCCGGGCGCATCACACGGCCGGCCAGCGCGCTCCAGGTGTAGCGCCCCACCGCCCGGCTGTACGGCGTGTCGGGCGCACCCCAGCAGCTCACAAAGAAGGCAGCCACCCGCGGCACGCCGTCCCAGCGCAGGGCTTCCAGCCATTCCTTGGCCGAGTCGCGTCGGTTCTGGGTGGCCACGTAGTCGATGGCGCGCTCCACCAGCTTGTCGCTCGGCGCCTTGATCCGCAGTGGCTCGGCCTCCAGCCGCAGACACAGCTCGTAGTTGTCGGCGTTGCTGACCGGGCGCCACGTGTCCTCATGACCCCAGGCGATCATGGTCTCTGCGCGGAACTCGTCGTAGCAGATGCGCGCGCCGATCAGCTCGGGGCAGTTCAGGGCCTGCCCCACCGTGGTGGAGCTGGCGGCCACGTAGCCCTGCTTGTCGCGCTTCCATGAGGCGGTGATGTCGCCGAAGGCCTTGCCCTTGGCCACCACAGCAGGCGACTCGGCTGCGACCCCTTGCGCCGTCGAGGTGATCACCTCGAAGTCGTTCGCGTCCTCCACGGCCTGGTAGCCGATCTTGGCCACGTAGTCGCGGTGCGTGCGCCCTTCGCAATGCGCGTGCAGGCATTTGAAACCCCGCTTGGCTGCGCCCACCCCGGCGGGGTAGAAGACCGTGCTGCTGGGCGCACCCGCCTCGCCGTCGGTGTGCTCGTGCTGCCAAGGGCAAATGACGTGCAGCGTGCCGTCCGGCAGTTCCTCGCGCACCTGGCCGTGATCCCACAGCCAGTCCGACAGCGCACGGTCGGCGCTGTCCACGGATCGGCGCTGCTGTCCACTCTCCAGCCGGGCGCGCCCGTCCGTCCAGGTGCCAGGGATGCCGACCGCCTTGTACACGGCGTCGGCCGCCGCGCGCAGCTCCGCCTCGCTCACCTCGGGCAGCACCTCGGGCAGGCCGCCGCGCCACTCGTAGCGCTGCCCGCTCGGGTGCGTGCCGGCCACGATGAACTGCTGGCTGTCGCCCAGGATCTCCACCACGCCGCCGGGCACCTCGAACTTGATCTTGGCCAGGAACTCGGGGCATCGCACGGCCAGCAGGCGCTTGCCGCTGTCGACGCGGTAGCGCTCGGGCAGCAGTCCCACCTCCAGCGCCGCGTCGAACAGGTCATGCATGCGCTGCGCGGCCGCCGCGTCGGGCACGTCGATGTCGATGCCCTTGACCTGGCGCCCGATCAGGCAGATGCCCAGCCGACTGTCCTTGCCCCAGCGCGCCACTGCGGCCGCGTCGGCCTGGTTCTGCGTCCACTTGGGGAAGCCGACGGCGTAGCCCTCATGGTTGATGTAGCTGGGCGTCTTGCCCAGGGCCTGCATCTTGGACGCCGGGCTGATCGGGATGGATTGGTCCGACACCACTGGCAGCAGGTCAGCCGTCAGGCCGAGGTTCTGCCAGGCCGCCCAGTCGGCGGCACTCGCTCCTGCGGCGCCGGTCATGCCAGCGGCTCGGGAGATTCGAGGGCTTGGACGACCGCCAAGGCCTTGGCCACGTCATCGCGCTGGCCGAACAGGGGGATGCTGTACATCGCCGCGCTTCCGTACAGGGCGGCAGCACCGTCCAGGACGGCCCCTTCGAAGCCTATGGCCAGCGCGCCGGTGGCGTTGCGGTGGCGCAATACGCGGTCGATGTCGGAGGCGGGGAGCAGCGGGACCATCAGGTGGACGGCTTCACTGAGCAGCTGCTCGGCGTCCTTGATTTTGAGTGCCGCTTGGCACAGCTGCGAAAGCTGGGTGCCCCTCGATTTGAGGTGCTTGTTCTTGATCTTCACGGGGATGCTCTCACTAGAAGCCACTGCTAAAAAGCGACGCCAGCCAGGCGGGCAGTGAATCCGCTTTTCGCACTTCCTCCCGTCGGAGAACGCACTAGGCTGTGTCAGGGACGAGTCTAAAGCATACTCCCGACGAAAAAGAAGCGCCAGATGGCGCGTCAGTCTGTAGGACAAAAGCTTTATTACTCGGTTTTACATGGGGCTTACTCACCCTGGCGTTTTTCGAGGTTACCCCAGCAGTCCTTGCACCGATACTCGGCGTGCAGGGCCTGGATCGCCTCGTGCATGGCGTCCACACTGAGCCGGGCCCAGTCGGGCAGCTCGCGCTCCATCGGCTCGAAGCGCTCCAGATCGGCGTTCCACAAGAGGGGCGGCATGGGCAACACCGAGTAGATGCGCACCAGCTGGTCCAGGTAGGGCTGGATGGCCCGCAGATACTGCTGGTGCAGGTCCGCCTGCTGCGCGAGGGTCAGCGGCCGCGGGGCGATCATCGCAGCCCCGCCGCGCGGCGCGCTTGGCGCTGCTGCACCAGCCCGTGCTCGATGCGCTGGATGGTGTCGAGCATCACATCCTGGGTGTAACCGGACTTGATCCGGCGCAGCGTGCGCAGGTTCAGGCCCGTGTCGCGGGCCAGTTGCGAGAGGCTGACGTTGGGCTTGGCGAGCATGCCCCGTAGGGTTTCGATGTCTTTCATGCCGCACAGTATAGGGCATGACGGCCCTATACTCTTGTAGGAAATTTTCTCGACTTGGGTGTTGACACTAGGGTTTGTGTGCCCTACAGTTCGGACATCAACAACCCGGAGCCCGAGCGAATGCAACTTGAACTGTTCCCCGAGATCAGCCGCCCGCAGCGTTTGACCCCTCGCCACGTCATCTGGATGAACGGAGCCTGACCGTGTTCCAAACCCACAACCCCAGGATCGCCGACGCGATGGAAGCCAACGGCGAAGTGTTCGAACTGGTGCCCGTGCACCAGCCTGCAGTGCGCGAGCTCGCCATCCCGGTGGGCCGCGTCCAGACCAACGAAGAAGAGACTGCCCAAGCATGAGCCCCCTCGCCTCCGCATTCATTGGCCTCGCCCTGGCCGTCACCTCGGGCTACGCCCTGTCGTTCTCTTCGGTCGAGTCGCCGGGCTTCAGTGTCTGGTGCCTGCTGGGCGTGGCCATCGGCGCCGGCATCACGCTGCGTCAGGTTGTCGCATAAAGGATCGCCATGACCGCAAAGCACACCCCGGGTCCGTGGCAAGCCAGCGAGACGACCATCAATGGCACCCACCTGTGGTGGCACGTAGCCGCACAGGGCGCCACCATCGTGAGCGAAGTGCGCAGCGGAGCGACATTCGGCACAGTGCCGGACGTTGCAGCGGCAAACGCCCGCCTGATCGCTGCCGCGCCGGACCTGCTGGAGGTGTTGCAAGCCCTCTTGCGCGACGACGCCGTGATGCTCGGCTACCACAAGACCGCTGTTCGCGCCGCCATCACCAAGGCCACCAGTTAAGGGCCCGTCCGCCGCCCTTTCCTGGCGGACAAAAAGAAAGGCCCCGACAAGCGGGGCCAAAGTTCACAAGCAAGAGGATTTTCAACCATGAAGCGTTTGATTCACTGTCTCGTTCTCGTTGCAGCTGCAACCACCTGCGTCGCGGCCCTCGCCGGCAACGACAGCCCGGGCAACTGCGGCAACGGCTCGGGCAGCGGGAATGCCTGCCTGCCGGGTGTGCCAGGGCCTGTCGGCCCGATGGGACCGCAAGGCCCTCAGGGCATCCCGGGCGAGAGCATCAAGGGTGACAAGGGCGATCCTGGCGAAGCAGGGCGCGATGGCGTGGACGGCAAAGACGGCGAGAGCATCACGGGCGCGGCCGGCAAGGACGCACCGCAAGACGCCGTGACCGCCCAGCAGATGGACGGCGCCGTGGGCACCCTGGCCGCGTCGACCAACGCACAGGTGGCCAACCTGCGCCAGCAGCTCAACGACGTGTCCAAGGCGGCCTACGCCGGCACGGCCGCCGCCCTGGCGCTGCAGATGCCGGCTCTCAACCCGCACAAGCCGGACGCCCTGACCATGCGCCTGGGCGTGGGCTCCTACAAGGGCCAGAGCGCCGTGGGCATCAGCTTTCGCCGCGGCAACAAGCTAGGCGACTGGTCGGTGTCTGGCGGCGTCTCGGGCTCATCGCAAGGCGCCGGCGTCGCGCTCGGTGTCGAGCATTCGTTCTAAGCCCGTGATGACCCCTCAAGAGATTGAAGCGCGCGTCCAGGTGATCAAGCGCCTGGCACTGGACGCCAAGCCCGACGCGCTGGTGTGCATCGTGCGCCAGTGCATCGACCTGCAGCTCAAGCTCTTGAGCGAACACAAGACCGCGGCACGGCCGCAGGAAGGAAAGCAAGCATGACCCAATCCCCCCTGCCCAGCTCCGACGAGCGGGCGAACGAGCTCGAAGGCTATCTGACCGACATGGCGATCAACTACGCCAACGGGCATCCGACCGACTTCGCGGAATGCGCTCGGAAGGTCGCCGACCATTTTGTTGACGCCAACAAGATGGTCCCCGCCGCGCCCGCTGTTGGCGCTCCAGTGTCATCTATCGAGGAGACGTGCGCAGTCTTAAAGCGGCATCTGATTGAGCCCGACGAGCGCACGGATTGCACCATCGTGTATCGCGTGACGTTCGATCAACTGCGCAACTTGTACGACAGCGGCAAAACATTCGCCCACTCACCCGCCGCCAGCCTGCGCGAGCAGGAGGGGACTCAGGACGGCTGGGTTCAGTGCCCGGAGTGCCTTGCTGGCGTCCCTCTGAAAGACACACAGCCCGTCGCCAACCTTCTCGATCGGGCCAGCATCACGACGATTTTGCAGTGGCGGGTTGACGCAGCGCGCTATCGCGAAGTGCTCAGGACAGGCATCCCGTACAGCAAGGACTTCAACCTCACCGACGAGCAGATCGCCGCATCTGTCGATGAGCGGATCGCCCGGCGCCTCGAGCGCGGGAGCGCGGAGAAAGACAAACCATGACCGACTTCCAGGACGCCCGGTTCGCGCCCCTGCAAGCACGCACCACGGCGCGCAAGCGCCTGGCCGACTGGATCGGCGCGGTGCTGCTCGCCCTGGCCATCGGCTGCCTGCTGGCGGGCTGGCCTTTCTATCCGCTGTAAAAAATTTGCCTTGCATTAGGGTTTTAAAACCCTATAATCGAATTTCCAACAACCAACCGAGCATGAACATGATCGAAGTGAAGATGAGTTTTTCGTCCCCCGCCGAGGCGGCCGCGTTCTTTGCGCACCACGCCATCGCGCAGGCCCAGGGCTCCAGCGCCCCCGCCGCCGCCAAGGTGGAGCTCCCAAAGGAACAGGCCAAGGCGAAGCCTGCCGACAAGCCGAGCGCGAGCGCCGACAAGCCAACCTCGACGCCCTCCACCGAATCTCAGTCGAAAGCTGCGAGCCCGGCTACTTCGAGCGCCGGTGGGGATGAGGCCTCCGCCGGGGTCACGTACCCCGAGCTGCAGCAGGCCGTCATGAAGGTGGTGGCCCTGGGCGACGCCGGCAAGACCGAGCTCAAGCGGATCCTGGCCGGCTTCAAGCTGGACACGTTCAAGGGCAGCGCCGAAGCCATCTGGCCCGAGGCCCTGAAGCAGGTCAACGCTGCGCACGCAGCCCTGGCCGCCGCATGAAGCAAGCCGCCGCCATCAACCTCGCGCTGATGCGCGGGGCTGGCCGAGGCGAGTGGGGCGACCCGATGCTGGGGCAGAGCCTGGGCACCAAGCCCAAGGCCCAGCCGCCGCGCGTGATCGTCCCGGGCAAGAGCAACAACCGCGCACAGCGCAGGAGCAAGAAAAATGGCTGACGCACACGCCAAAAGCTACGGCGCGAGCAGCAGCGCCACCTGGATGGCCTGCGCCGGCTCGGTGGCCCTGTCCGAGGGCAAGCCCGGCTCGTCCAGCAAGTACAGCCGTGAAGGCACCGCGGCCCACGCCCTGGGCGAAATGTGCCTGCGCGACGGCAGCGACTGCGCCAGCCACATCGGCGAGCGCATCGCCGTGGAGCACGAGACCATCGAGGTGGACGAGGACATGGCGCGCCATGTCCAGGAGTACGTGGACCTGGTGCGGGGCCTGCGCGACACGCTGGGCGCCACGCTGCTGGTGGAGCAGAAGCTCAAGTACGGCCCGCTGATCGGCATCGAGGACCCGGACAGCGGATGGGGCACCGGCGACGTAGTGTTGCTGGCCGGCACCGAGATCATCGTGATTGACCTCAAGTACGGCCGCGGTGAGCAAGTCGAAGCTGAAGGCAACACCCAGCTGCAGCTCTATGCGCTGGGCGCATGGGACGAATACAAGGATTACGGCGACTTCGAGTCGGTGCGCGTGATGATTTGCCAGCCGCGCAACGGTGGTACGAGCGAGTGGACCACCAGCGTGGACGACCTGCTGGCGTTCGCGGTTGAAGCCAAGATTGCCGTGAGCAAGGCCGAGCAGGCGCGCGACTGCGAGAACCGGGACACGATGTGGGAGGCCGCTTACCTGAACCCAGGCACCAAGCAGTGCCGGTGGTGCAAGGCGAAGGCCACCTGCCCGGAACTGCGCAACGTGGCGCTGGGCACGGTGTTCGACAACACGCCGGCGACACCGGACGACTTTGACGCCTACACCGAGAAGGAAGCCAGCTTTGATGCCAGCGCCATCCTGGAAGAACGCAAGACCGACCCAGACTGGCTCGCCGCCTGCATGGCCAAGGCCGACCTGATCGAGGATTGGCTGAAGGCCATCCGCGCCGAGACGGAGCGGCGCCTGCTGGCCGGCGAGCCGGTGGACGGGTTCAAGCTCGTGCGCGGCAAGCAGGGCAACCGCGCCTGGTCCAGCGAGGACGAGGCCGAGGCGATGCTGAAGTCCTTCCGCATGAAGAAGGACGACATGTACGACCTGAAGCTGATCAGCCCAACGACGGCCGAGAAGCGCCTGGCCAAAGAGTCGCCGCGCCAGTGGAAGAAGGCGCAGGACCTCATCACCCGAAGCGAGGGCAAGGTGCATGTGGCACCGGCCAACGACCCGCGCGACGCCTACACACCGCAGGCGAGCGCTGACGAATTCGACACCATCCCGGCGTCGGACAACCCCGTGGGCTCTGACGAGTTCGCATGACATGAAAAAGAAAGTTTGAAACCATGACTACGACCATTCAACCCCTCGGCAAGATCCGCCTGAATAACGTTCGCTGCGCGTTCGCGCACGGCCTGTTCGAAGCCACCGTTGTCGGCACCGACGCAACGGCAAAGCCCCGCTTCGGCGCGTCCTTCCTGCTCGGCCCGGATCACCCGCAGCTGGCCGAGTTGAACGCCCTCATCGAGAAGGTTGCGGCCGACAAGTGGAAGGACAAGGCGCCCGCCATCCTCAACGGCCTGCGCAAGACCGACAAGGTGTGCCTGCACGACGGTGACACCAAAGCGCTGTATGACGGCTACGCCGGTAACTACTTCATCACCGCCGCCGCACAGGAGGGCACGCCGCCGACGATCTACAACGCCGACAAGACGCCTTTCGATGCGAAGAAGGGCCACCAGCGCATCTACAGCGGCTGCTACGTGAACGCCATCATCACTGTCTGGGCAATGGACAACAACTTCGGTAAGCGCATCAACGCCAGCCTGGGCGGCGTGCAGTTCTTCAAGAACGGCGACAGCTTCAGCGCGGCCTCGGCGGCCAGCTCCGACGACTTCGAGGAAGTCACCGAGGGCGCGGACGCCGACGACTTCACCTGATCCCCTCCGCTGGCGCCACTCCCTTCCGACCTCCCTCCTTGATCGTGGCGTCAGTTTCCCCGGGCCTTAAGTGGCCTGGGGCTTTTTCTTGAGGCGTGGGCCATTGGTTGGCCGACGGAAATCCGAGACGCGAAAGCGGGGTAGGTACCCATGCCGGAAAGCTGGTTCGATTCCAGCCGCCTCAACAAAAAGCAAGAGCATGAATATGAAAAACGAAAACTGGAAAGACATCCCGGGCTATGAGGGCCGCTATCAGGCCAGCGACTTGGGGCGCGTGCGGTCGGTTGATCGCATGGCCACCTACGTAGGCCGATGGGGTGTGACGCAGCGAAAGCATCGCGGGCGAATCCTCAAAACACAGCCGCTCAACGGCTATCGAACCTGTCACATTTCCGACGAGACGGGGCGCCAGCTAATACTGGTGCATCGCGCCGTGGCATTAGCTTTTCTTGGGGAGGGCATCGAAGTCAACCACAAAGACAAGAACCGCGCGAACAATTGCGCCAGCAACTTGGAGTGGGTGACTCGCTTGGAAAACATGCAGCACGCAGTGCAAACCGGCAGCGCGCTGGGCCGCCGCTATGCGGTGGTTGGAACCCCTCTTGCAGGAGGCACTGAAGTACGCTTCGAAAGCCAACAGGCCGCCGAATATCACTTCAGAGGACGCAACACTTCAGCAGTGCATAACGCGCTCATGGGTAAATGCCAAAGCGCTTACGGCTATGTCTGGAGCCGCGCGTGAGCCTTCTATTTTTCGACTGCGAAAGTTTCAGCACCACCGACCTGAAGACAGGCGGCACGCACCGCTATTTCGAGGACCCGAACGCCGAAATCATGGTGGCTCAGTACGCTGTAGATGACGGTCCGGTCACGGTAGAAGATTTGACCGGAGGCCAGCCACCCAGCGCGGCGCTACGCGCGCTGCTGCTTGATCCATCAATGATAATCGTGGCGCATTCCAGTCATTTCGACCGCACCGCCGTGCGGCATTGCTGGGGCCTGAGCATTCCTGTTGAGCGTTGGCTCGACACCATGATTGCAGCCCTTGCGCACGGCATCCCGGGCGCTCTCGGCAAAGTCGGCGAGGTGCTGGGCATTGATAGCGATCAAGCCAAGGACAAGCGCGGGGCACGGCTCATTCAGCTATTTTGCAAAGAGCAACCCAAAGGGAACAAGCTGCGCCGCGCCACGCGCGATACGCACCCTGCCGAGTGGCAAGAGTTCTTGCACTACTCGCACATGGACATCGTGGCTATGCGTGCCATCTACCGCAAGCTGCCCTCCTGGAACTACCGCATCGGCCACCCTGAGCATGCTCTCTGGTGTCTTGACCAAAAAATTAATGATCGTGGGTTCGCCGTCGACCTGGACCTAGCGCACGCCGCCATCGAGGTGTCGGCCAAGGCCCAGGTGGACCTGGCCCAGGCGGCGCAGGACGCGAGCAACGGCGAGGTGCAGAAGGCCACCAAGCGCGATCAGCTCCTGAAGCACATCCTGTCGCACTACGGCGTCGAGTTGCCCGACCTGAAGAAGGACACGCTCAAGCGCCGCATGGAGGACCCGGACCTGCCCGAGGGCGTGCGCACGCTGCTGGCCATCCGGCTGGAAGCCAGCATGACCTCCACCGGCAAGTACAAGGCGCTGCTCAACGCCGTGTCCGCCGACGGGCGCCTGCGCAACACGCTGCAGTTCGCCGGCGCGGCGCGCACCCGGCGCTGGGCGGGGCGCATCTTCCAGCCGCAAAACATGATGCGCCCGACGATGAAGAAGTCGGACATCGCCATGGGCATCGACCTCATCAAGGCGCGCTGCCCGGAGATCCTGTTCCCCGACGTCATGACCCTGTGCGGCAACGCTGCGCGCGGCTGCATCGTGGCGGCGCCAGGGCGCAAGCTGGTGGTGGCCGACCTGTCCAACATCGAGGGGCGCATGCTGGCCGAGCTCGCCGGCGAGACGTGGAAGCTGGAGGCCTTCGCCGCCTACGACGCCAAGGAAGGGCCCGACCTCTACAAGATGGCCTATGCCAAGTCCTTCGGCGTATTGCCTTCGGACGTGGAGGACGACAGCCCGGAGCGCCAGATTGGCAAGGTGCAGGAGCTCGGCCTGGGCTACGGCGGCGGCGTGGCGGCGTTCCTTACCTTCGCCATGGTCTACAACATGGACCTGGACGCGCTGGCCGACGCCGTGCACGCGAGCGCGGCGCCCGAGCTGCGCACGGACGCACAGGGCATGTGGAACTGGGCCAGCAAAAAGAACCGCACGCTGGGCCTGTCGCAGCACGTCTACACGGCCTGCGAGATCCTTAAGCGCGCCTGGCGTGACGCGCACCCCTGCACCGAGGCGCTGTGGGGCCAGGCCGACACGGCGTTTAAGCAGGCCACCCTGAACCCTGGCGTGGTGTTCGACGCGGGGCCGCTGCGCTTTCGCCGCGACGGCGCATGGCTGCGCATCCGGCTGCCGAGCGGGAATTACCTGTGCTACCTGCAGCCCAAGGTGGAGGGCAGCAATGCCACGTTCATGGGCCTGAGCCCGTACACGCGCCAGTGGCGCCGGCAAAAGACCTACGGCGGCAAGATCATCGCCGAGGCGACGCAATCCAGTGCGCGCGACCTGCTGGGCTACAACATGCCTCACGTTGAGGAATCCGGCTACGCCATCGAGCTGGACATCCATGACGAGCTGATCACCACGGCGGACGCGGACGACGACACGCGCAACGCGGCCGACCTGGCGGCGCGCATGTCCCGGCGCCCGCACTACCTGAAGACCATCCCGCTGGCGGCCGCAGGCTTTGAAGCCCCGCGTTACCGCAAATAGTTGACACTAGGGCTTGCATGCCCTACACTGCCTCCACCAAAACCAAGGAAATGACCATGATCTGGACTCAACAGGACGAAGCGAAATTGCGCGCAGCCAGGGCCACCCTGACCGAGTTGCAAGGCCGGCGCGCCGAAGCCCTGCGGGCGCTGTCGGACGCACTGCGCTACGCCGGCGTGGGTGACGGCAGCAACGTGAACAAGCTCATCGACCATGCCGACGCGATCCGCGACGCGCTGGCGCCGTTCGACAGTGGTGTGCGACTGCCGGGGGATGGGGCATGAACTGGCCCAAGTTCCTCCAGCGCCGCCAGCCCAAGGACCGCGAAAGCGATCTGCTGCACGAGGCGCGCATGAAGCTCATCGAGCACGAAGCGGCTGCCGAGCATTACGACGCGCTGGCCACCATGTACAAGCACCGGGTCGAACGCCTGGAGCAGTCACTCGGCTACGACGTGCGCATCACAAACGCCGGCGGCTTGGTGGACGTGCGATGACGTATCCAGGAAAACGCAAGCTGCACGCCGTGAACATCGCCGAGCGTAGCTCCCTCATTCGCGAGCTGCACGAGAACGGCGTGGCGCGCAAGACCATCGCCTGCCAAGTCGGCGTGAGCTACACCACCGTGCAGAAGGTGATCGGCCTGACCGCAGAGCAGAAGGCCAAGCGCCGGCGGGAAGCCCTCCAGCGCCTGGCCACAGGGGAGTCGGTCGCCGAGGTGGCGTCCGGCTTCGGTGTCACACAGCGGATGGTTCGACAGTGGAGGCAGGATGCTCATCAAAACTGAAGACCTCACCGGCGCGGCGCTCGACTGGGCGGTGGCAACGGCCCAGGGATGGACTCGCGACACGATTGGTGTAATCAACTGGGGCAAGCATGAAACGCACCCAGCGCCATTCGGATTCTGGAAGGAAATGGAGTGCGACTTTTTCTCTCCCTCCACCGACTGGGCACAAGGCGGGCCGATCATCGAGCGCGAAGGCATTGCCGTCTGGCGCACCGCCGATGGCGTCTGGTGCGGCACGAGCGCCACCACCGGGTACGGCAGCGGCGATTACATCGACGTGTACGACTACGACAGCAGCCGAGGCCCCACTCCCCTCATCGCCGCCATGCGCTGCTACGTGGTGAGCAAGCTCGGCGCCGAGGTGGACATTCCGCAGGAGCTGGTCGATGCGCGAGCGTGACATTCGCCGCGCCTTGGACCTGCGCGTGAAGGCGCTCGGCGGCAGCACCCGTGCGCTGTCCTGGCTGGGCCGCGCGCATGCGCCCGACGTGCTGGTGCTGCTGGCCGACGAGCACGCGCTGGTGGAGACGAAGCGCCCCGGCGAGACAGCGCGCGCTGGCCAGGCCCGGGAGCATGAGCGCCTGCGAGCGGCCGGCTTCAGGGTGCTGCTGGTGAACTGCGTTGAGGACCTTGATCGGGAATTTCCGCTGTGAGCCAGCTTGCCCTGACCATCGACGGCTACGACCACGGCCCGCTGTTCCAGCACGGGCGTGTCCGCCGCGCCGCCCGCCAGCGCTTCAGTGGTGGCAAGGAGGTGTGGGCCAAGTACCTGCGCGCTCGCCCTGCCTGGGCCAACCTGCGCGCCATCAGCGCCGCGTGGGCTGCCAGCCGCGAGGCCACGAAGGCCACCGGCGTGCAACACAGCGTGGACCATATCGTGCCGTTGCGCCACCCCACGGTGTGCGGCCTGCACGTCGAGAACAACCTGTGCGTGCGCCCGCTGCTGGACAACCAGCGCAAGGGCAACCGCTGGTGGCCCGACATGTGGGGCGAGCAGCAGGAGCTGGAACTGTGAACGCCGCCCGTTGCCCCGGCTGCCGCACGCGCCGCGCCACCTGGCAGTCCCTGCTCGCCCACGTCGCCAAGACCGGGCACAAGGCCTGCGACTGCGGCATGGGCTACCACCATCCCCACCGGCCTGGCTCGCGCGGTTGCGCGCAGGAGAAGCTGGACCCGGTGTTCGGCGAGCCGGTGGGGATTCTTTCAACCGCATCTGAGCCGCCGCCATTTTGAAGACCTTCACCCCTAGACCGTGCCAGGTCCCCGCCATCGAATTCATGGGCGGCAACCGGCGCTGCGCCGTGTGGAGTGGCATGGGTACCGGCAAAACATCCTCTGTGCTCACCTACCTGGACGCCTGCTATTCGATCATGGGCGAGAGCGCGCCCACCCTGATCATCGGCCCCAAGCGCGTGGCGCGCGACGTGTGGCCCGAAGAGCAGAAGAAGTGGCGCCACCTGCAGGGCCTGGAGATTGCCGTGGCGGTCGGCGATGCGGACGCGCGCCGCGCCGCCCTGGCGCGGGACGTACCCATCGTCACGGTGAACTATGACGTGCTGCCGCAGCTGGTGGACCACTACGCCGAGCGCAAGAAAGCGTGGCCGTTCAAGCGGGTAGTGGCCGACGAGTCGAGCAAGCTGCGGGGCTTCCGGCTCAAGCAGGGCGGCGTGCAGACGGCCGCGCTCGGCCGCCACGCGCACAAGGACGTGACCGACTTCATTCAGCTCACCGGCACGCCGGCGCCCAACGGCCTCAAGACCCTGTGGGGCAGTACCTGGTTCCTCGATGCCGGGCAGCGCCTGGGCCGCACCTATTCGAGCTATATGGAACGCTGGTTCCAGACGCTGCCAGGCCCCCGCGGCTTCAGCCAGGTGCGGGAGCTTCCGCACGCGCAGGACGAGATACAGCACCTGCTGCGCGACATCGTGCTGACCATCGACCCGAAAGACTGGTTCGATCTGCGCGAGCCCCTGGTGAACACGGTGGAAGTGACGATGCCGGCGCACGCACGGGCCAAGTACCGCGACATGGAGAAAGAGGCCTTTGTGGCTTTCGAATCAGGCGAAGAGGTGGAAGCCTTCGCCGCCGGCGCCAAGCGCCAGAAATGCGTGCAGCTCGCGTCGGGCGCCGTGTACCTGGACCCCGAGCGCTACGGCCCAGGCAAGTGGGTGGAGACGCACCACGAGAAGCTGGAGGCCCTGGAATCCATCGTGGAAGAAGCCGGCGGCATGCCGGTGCTGGTGGCCATCTGGTTCAAGTCCTCGCGCGAGCGCATCCTGAAGGCGTTCACCGGCGCCGTGGACCTGGCCACCGACGAAGGCATGGCTGCTTTTCGCGCTGGCACAGCGCCGATTGGCATCGCCCACCCGGCGAGCCTGGGCCACGGCATCGACGGTCTTCAAGACGTGACATGCCACGTCGCATTCTTCGATCAGTTCGATGACCTGGAGCTGGCCCAGCAGATTGTGGAGCGGGTCGGCCCTATGAGGCAATTTCAAAGCGGGAATGATCGGCTGGTGACGATTCACAACATTGTGGCCAAGGGCACCCTGGACGAGGACATTGTGGAGCGGCGCAAGACCAAGGCCAGTGTTCAAGACATGCTGCGCGACGCGATGCGGCGGCGCGCCTGAAGATTTCAACCCGAAAGGAAACCATGATCCACGCATCCATCCCTCAACGCACCCGAGTGCGCCTCACCGGCGGCACCGCCGAAGAGCGCGACCTGCACGGCTCCGCGCTGGCCGAACACTTCGGCTGTGACGTGGGGTTTTACCCCGCCGATTACGCGCACGTGGACATGACCTTCGCCGAGGCCATGGCGCAGATGCACGCCGCGCACGAGCCGCTGGCGCGCGCTGCGGTGGAGGGGATGCTATGAAGCTGGCGGAACGCTTGACCACCATTGCAACCGTCTGCTACCTAGCCGTCGCAGTCGCCACCTACGGGCACGTCTTCAGTGACGCGCGCACCGAACTGCTCAAGAGCAGCAAGCACGACGCCAGTGACGCGGCGGCGGGTGCCGCGATGTTCGCTCTCGTCGGCGCCGGGGCATGGCCGCTCTACTGGTCGGTGAAGGCTGCGCAGCGCTAGGCCGCCTTCTTCACCTTCTCCACCGTGCGCAGGCCGCCCAGGCCCAGCATGCCGAGCAGCAGGGGCCACAGTTCCTCGGTGGCGATTTCCGGCAGCGTGACCGGATGCCCGATGACCTGGCCAAGCACGAACAGCAGCGGGCCGCCGATGTACTTGAAGCCGATGGCGACGCCGCAAATCCAGCCGACGAAGGGGCGCCAGCCGGCGATGAACAGCCGGGTGCTGGCCGCCTCGATCTTGTTCACTTCGCTCTGCGCCGTGGCCAGGGTGGTGTCGGCGGCAAGCTGCGCCAGCTCGCCCTGCTGCGCCAGCTCCAGCACCTTGATTTTGGCCGCGTCGGCAGCGGTCTTGTCCGGCAGCACCTTGTCCAGGATCGCGGTGACGGCCGGCAGAATGGCGAGCAGAGGGAAGGCCATCATCGGCCCCCACGCATCAGCCAGAAAACGAGATTCCAGTATTGAGCCATTACGGGTACGCCTTAAGTGCAAAGTCGATGGCATCGGAAGCCTCGCGGCCGATGTATACCGCGCGCTCGGCTTCACGCCGGCGTTGCAGGCCCTTCATCACGCGCCCGCCGGACTTGTTCCACATCCGAAAGGCGTCGGCCGCGCCCGGCTTGTCGCCCGCGTTGTGCTTGCGCAGGACAGTGGAGGCGCCGAAGCTGCCCACGCCGATGTTGTAGGCCAGGCACACCATCGCGTCGAACTCCATCGGGTCGGCATAGCCACGGATGGCGGCCTGCACGCCCGGTTCGAACTCTTCGGCCAGCCGGCGCGCAAAGCGTTCGTCTGCCTCGGCCTGCGTGATGGTCAAGCCCTCCACCACGTCGGGGCCCGTGTCACCCCACCCAATGGTCCATGGCGCGCCGCCGGTGCCTGGGTCCGGGTAGGCCGTGAGCCGGCATTGCTCGTAGTGGTGCATCAGCGCGATGCCGGCAGGGCCCGTCTTCATGGCTTCCCTTTCGGCGCCGTGGCGCGCTCCACCTTCTCGGCGGTGGCGTTCGCCTTGGCGGCCGCACCAGCAGCCATGACCGCGGCGTCCTTGGCCGTCTCGCTGGCCGTGGTGATGCTGATGGTCTGCGAGGCTTGCAGCTGGTCGATCTGGTTTTGCTGTGCCACCCGCAGGTCCAGCAGTTGACGCGCCGCCAGCCAATCGGCGTGCACATAGCCGGCGCCGTAGGCGCATGCAAGCATCACCAGCAGCACCACGGTGCTCTCGCCCTTGCGCCACCACGCGCGGCGCAGCAGCCGGCGCTGCTCCACGAGGCTCATCAGGTCGGAGTCGGTGATTTCAGCCGGCATCGACTTGCTCCCGGAGGCGCCGCAGTTGCTCGCGCAGCTCGCCCAGCTCGGTGCTCTGCGCCGCAATGGTTTCCATCATCACGGACAGCTTGCCCTGCATCTGGTTCACCTGGGCCATGGCCGTGTTGTAGTCGGCCAGGAACTTGTCCGCCCGTGCCATGGCCTCGAGCTTGTCCACGCGCTCGCGGTCGGCCACCTTCATCCAGTTCTCGATGGCCAGCACCACGGCTCGGTCGTTGGCGCGCGTGACCGCATCCCCGCTGTTGGTCATGCGCCAGGCGCGCCAAGCGGCGCCGATGGCACCGAGGCCGAACAACGCCGAGGCGAGTGGGTTTTGCACGAGCAGGTCGGTGCTGAAGTCCATGGGCCCGCGCGCTAGTTGTCCTGCACAACCTTGCGGCCACCAACGCCGCCGCCGTCCTGAAAGGTCCCTGTCAGGTTGCCGCGCATGTCGTTGTCGTAGACCGAGTAATTGATGGTGAGCACGTTGTCCACGTGCACGCCGTACTTCTGGGTGTTGATCTTGGTCACGGCGTCGGTGCCGTTCTGCGTGGCGCCGATGCGGTTGTCGCCGATCAGGATGCCGTCGGCGCCGCCGAACACCAGAATGCCGCTGTAGGTGTTCGGTGTCAGCTGCCCGTTGCCGGTGATGACCGAGCCGAACACCGAGCACTCTTCACAACCCACGTCGAACAGGATGCCTTCCAGGCCGTTGTCGATGACCGACCCGTTGCGCCAGGAAAACACCTTCGTGTTCTTGGTGTAGAGCCCCCGGCCGCCGGGGTACGCGCCGATCCAGCTGTTGCACCAGTAGATGCGCATCATCGGGTTGTTGGTGCCGTCGAAATAGACGGCAGGCCCTGCACTCGCCGGGCCGCCGGCGCCGTCAATGATCACCTGATCGAAGAACAGGTTGGCGCAATAGCTGCGGCTGGCCGACGGCTGGCCGATGACGCCGTTCTGGTAGCCGTGCACCTGCACATGTGAAAGGAAAATGCCGTCGCCCGAGATGAGGCGGAACCCTGCGCCGGTGTTGGTGTTGTACGCCTGCGAGCGGATGCGCTCGAAGGTGATGTTGCCGTGCTGCTGCGTCGGCGGAACGGCTGACGACACGTCCACCGTGATCATGTCGTTCTTGAGGCCGCGCACCAGAATGTCGGCCGCGCCGCACTGGTCGCAGCCGGTGCTGAACAGGGCGAAGTTATAGCCGTTGTAAACGTCCAGGCGGCGCAGGTTCACAAATCCGTTCGTGAACGCGAAGATGTAGCCGCCCGTCGATGCGTCATGCACCAAGTGGCCCACCTCCAGGTCCGACACATTGATGGACCCGCCGTTCGCGTTGCCGGTGAACAGGTCGCCCGAGTTGGCCGCCAGCATGAGCTTCGAAGAGGGACCGTCGCCGCGGATGTCCAGGCGCGCATTGGCGCTCAGGCCGGACCACGTCAGGCCGACAGCCATGTAGGTGCGCCCGCCCGGCAGGTACAGCGCGCCCGAGCCGAGCGCCGCGATGTAGTTCAGGGCCCGCTGGATGGCCAGCGAATCGTTCGTCACACCGTCGCCGACCGCGCCGAAGTCCAGCACGCTGACCTGCTCCACCAACTTGCTGTAGGTGGAACGGCCTACCGAGTCGGCAGCGTTGAGCTTGTAGCCGACATAGGACGCACCCTTTGCCGTGTCGGTGGTGCTGGCCAGGCCCGCCACCCGTTCGCCGACTGTGGCGCCCGGGTAGGCCAGCGCCGTGCTGAAGCCCACCATGCCGGCGCCGCGCGTGCCCAGCGTGCTGTCGGCCAGCAGGCCCTGCAGCACCATCGAGTCGGTGCCCGCCTCGGCGTTCTCCAGGCCCAGCAGGTCGGTGCGCCAGCGAATGAATTTGCCGGCGCTCGGTGCAGGGAAGATCAGGCTGACCGTCGTACCCACTGCGGCCTGCAGCGTGCGGCCTGCGATTTCCGCGAGCTGCTGCACCTGGATGGTCAGCCGGTCGAGCGCGTTCTCAAACACCTGCGGCAAGAACCGGCCGGTGTTGGTGATGTCCGTTGGCTGCGAGTAGGGCAGGTCGCCAATGGCCGTCAGCGTCGCGCCGACGGGCAGGATGGGCGTGGGGCCGATGAACAGGGGATAGGTGATCGAACCGCCGGGGTTGGCGTCCTGGTCGGGGTTCAGCAGAACGCTGTAATCCGAATTCAGCACCAGCGTGACGGGCACCCCGTCGGCGCCGGTGTAGACCACCTCCAGGTCGTCCGCCGTGAACACTTTGAAGTTGAAAGGAAACAGCGTCGTGACGCCGTTGCCCGCGTAGGGTCCCGCTCGTCGTGGGGTCGCGGAAACGGTCATCGTTTGCTTTCCGGGCTTGGTGTTCCTGTGACAAGACCGCGCGCCGCATCCGCAGCGCTGGTCGGCGCGATGCGATTTTCGGACACCCCTAGGGTGTAGCCTAAGGGTCGTGCGATGGCGGTGGCCGGCAGGCCGACAGTGATCGCCAGCAGCGTGGCCAGGTCGCGCACCGCCTTGCGGGAATCCCCGCCGTTGAAGGCCGCTTCATAGATCGAGCGCGGCGCTTGCGTGGCGCTCTCCACCATGCTGATGGCGGGGCTGGTGCTGATGCGGTCGTCGTAAGGCTTGTCGTTGGTGGACGCCACCACCGCCGTGGCGGTCTGACCCACCACCGGCACCATGGCCAGGGCGCCCTTCACGTTGGACAGCAGCAGCGTGGCCCACAGCCAGTCATCGATGGTGTCGCCGTCCTTGTCCTCGTCGTCGGGCCCGCCCTTGAAGGCTTGGCTGATCGTCTCGGCCACGATGTTGGGCACCAGAAAGCCGAAGGCGAAGATATACAGGCCGCGCCCCATGCCCTTGCGCAGGCCCAGGCTGTGCATCATCTTGGCGAATTCGCCCTGCATCAGGTTGGCCTGCATGTTGAAGTAGCCGGCGAACTGCGTGAACAGGCGCACGAAGCTGTTGCCTGTCTCGATGCGGCTCACGTCCTCGGGCAGCGTGGAGCCCTGCGTTTCCCGAATGGTCGAGTCGGCCAAGCGCACCGCGTCGGCGTCGCTGTGCCCAGCCTCCAGTGCCTGGTTGTAGGCGCCGGTCCAGATGATGGGACTCATCACGTTGTCCACCGCCGACTGCAGGAAATAGGTGTGCTGGGCCGTCCAGTTCACCGCCTTGCCGTACACGCTCGGGTTCAGCAGGATTTCATTAATGGCGTTTTCCATCTTGCCCGTCTCGTTGGACAGGCGCTGGTCCATGTAGGTGCTGCTGGCAGCCACCGTGCGCGTCATCTGCCGCGGCGCGATGGTGTACTGCGCCATGGCGTCCATCAGGTACTTGGGCCGCACCTTCAGCGCCGCGAGCGAAAAGCCGGTGAGCTGCTGCACCGTGTTGCTGACGTTAGCGAACATCGCCGCCATGCCGGCGCGCTGGCGCAGCAGGCTGAAACCGCGCATCAGGTTGTTGTCTCCCGGCACCTTAGCCTCTACCGTCTGCCGTGCAGCGCGATTCAGCCACGGAGTGAGCAGCCCGTCGTAGGCCTGCGGGTCGATCCGGTGCAGCGGCGTGCTGACACCCGGCGCCGAGAGGATGCGGCGCACGTCGCGCACGGGCTGCTCGAGGTGCGAGAACAGCAGCACCTTGTCCAGGTGCGTGGCCAGGGTGCGCAGGTCCAGGAGCAGCGGCCGGTTGTACTCCACGCGCGCCTTGGTGAAGCCCTTGGCCGTGGATGGGAAGGCGTAGGCCAGCGTGCTGTTCTCGTCCTCCTGGAGCTTGCGGGTGGCTGCGTCCTTGACCACCTCGGGATCGGCCATGGCCGGCACGTAGCCGCCGCGGTAGGTACCGAACGGCGTCGTGAATTCGTTGGCCGTCACCTCGGCGAAGTAGTGGCCGAAGACATCGCGGTGCGCCTTCTGCGCCAGCGGTTTGGTGCTCTCCAACAGGTCCCACACGCCTTGGGCAAAGTCGTAGTCCGCCTTCGTGAGCGTACCGGCGTCGATCATGCGCTGGATGAACAGGTCCCAGTTGCGCGTATCCAGCGTGCCGTCTGCGTTCTCGGTCGCCCACTTGCGCCCCAGCAGCAGCTTGCGTTTGTTGCTCTCGTTGCCGGTGTGCAGGATGGCGTGCAGGATTTCGGCCTTGCCGCTGCCGCCCTTGGAGAAGCCGAACGTATAGCCCAGCTCGGGCGCCTCGATGCGCTGCTTGCCCAGTTGGAGCGTGTCCAGCAGCGCCTTGTACTGCTTGATCACCTTGGCCTTGTCAGCGCGGTAGCGGTCGGCGGCCTCCTTGACCGGCTGCCAGATATAGCGCCGGAACGCGCCGATGTCCTCGCCGTCCTTGACGCCCACCCACGTTTCCACGCGGCGCAGCGCAGCGCCGAGGGTCTGTGCGCGGCTGCGCCAGCGCTCGGCGTCCGTCACGGCGCGGCCTTCGCCCGGGATGGTGGCGGGAATGCCGATTTCCACCATGCGCTCGGTCAGCTCGCCCTGCACCTGCTCGCGGTCCATCAGCTTGCCGTCAATCTCCACCTGGCGCGTGCGCTTGGCCAGGAACCACAGGCTGTGGATTTCCTCGGCCAGGCCGCGAAACTCTTCCACCGTCAGCTCGCCCGCCGGCTTGGCGCCGGCTACCAGCGCCGCAGTGCGCTCGGCGATGATGGCGTGCATGTCGGGGTCGTTCTTGGCCAGCGTGTCGATGTAGCTGGTGGCGCTCTCGCCCTTGGTGCCGATGCCGTATTCGGCGAGGACTGCGCGCGCCGCCTGGACGATGCCAAAGTCGCGCGTCTTGCTCACCTCTTCGGCGTTACCCTTGAGCACGCGCTTGAAGAATTCATTCTCCTTGCGCACCTCGTCCTGCGCCGCGAAGGCTTCTTTGGCGGCGTAGTTGTTCACGAGCTGGTTGCGCTTGTGCATCGCCGCCTCGGCGGTGTTGCCCAGCGTCTCCACCGCCAGCCGGGCGCTGCGCGCTTCGGCCGCTGTGTACTGCTTGGGCCGCAGGTTCTTGAGCTGGATGCGCGCGATGACCTGGGTGGCGTAGTCCTTGGCGGCGCGCGCCATCACGTCCACCGTGTTGCGGCGCGTGCCGTAGATTTCGTTCGGGCTCTCGCCGCGCACGCGCGTGGCCTTGGTGAGCGCGGCCAGCTCGGCGGCAATCACCCGGGCGCGCAGCTCGTTGTGCACCGCCTCGTCGGCTGCGCGGTTGAGCGCTGCCGGGCTGGTGATGTCGCCATATTCCTCCAGCATGCGCTGATCGGTCATGCCCTCGATCACCACGTCGGGCGCCTGGGCGCGCGCCAGCTCCTGGATCATCGCGTCGCCCGAGGCGTAGCCGAACATTTCGGCCACGATGTCCGGGTGCATGCCGCGGTTCTCGCTGGTCATGCCGTGCGCCGAGAGGATGTCATAGGCCGCAGGGTCGGCCTCCTTCACCAGCGACGTGCGCAGCTTGCCCTTGTCCTGCTCGGTGTCGATGTCCTCCACGGCGGTCAGGCCGGGCGTGACCTGCTCGCCGCCCTGCGGCTTGCCGGTGAGGAAATTCCAGGCGCGGTAAACCGGCTGGTCCATCACCTCGGCGCGCACCTGCGCCTCGATGGCGTTGCGCTGGGCATCGGCCTGCGCCTGCGCGGCCTTCAGCGCCTTGCTGCGCGCGCCGGACAGCCACTTCATATCCTTGAACAGCCGCTCGTCCAGCTGGCCCTGCGCCGACGCCGTGGCGGCTGCGCCCAGGGACTGATAGGCGGTGTATTCCTCCGGCGTCATGCCGGCCTGCTCAGGGGTCTGGAACAGTGGCCCCATGCCGCGTGCCGCCTGCGTTGCCGTGATCGCGGCGTCACTGGCCAGCATGCGGTCCATCACGGCGCGCACGTCGTTGTCCAGCTTGCTGTTCAGGCTGGTGAGCGTCTGGTAGACCGACAGCAGCCAGGAGCGGAAGCGCTGGAACACGCCGGCCAGTTCCTGGCTGGGGGCTTGACCCTCACCCACGTACTTCTCGAAGGACCGGGCGAACTGCTCGTGATGCTCGCGCCGCTCGTCCGTGCTCATCGCCAGCCAGGTGGTGAGCGCCGACTGGTCGGGGGTGCCGGTGATGCCAAACCACGTCAGCAGCCGGTTGAAGTCGGCCAGGATTTGCTGTTCGCCTTCGGTGGCCTGGTCACCCTTCGCAGCGATGCGCGCGGCCATGTCGGCCTGCACCTCCAGGAAGAAGTGCCCCGCCTCGTGAATGAAGGTGCTCAAATCCGCGCCCTCCAGCAGGGCGATGACGCTCGGTGCCGCGGTGATGTCGGGGCTGAACGAGAGGGTGCCGCGTGCGCGCTGCTCCAGTGTCTGCTGCTCGCCCAAACTGTCGTTGTCCAGCACCACCAACGCGGGGATGCTGGTTTTGCCAAGCTCGTGCAGCGCCGAGAGGCGGTGCCCGCCCTCAAGCACGTAGGCGCCTTCATTGTCGATAACGACAATGAGCGGGTTTATTTCGCCCGATTCGGCGATGGCCGCAGCCAGGCGCGCTACGCGCTCGCGCTCGCTTGCGGAGTTGAAATTCCCTTTTGTCGAAGGGTCCGCAAACGCCGACATCGGCACTTCTCGCACACCTTCCAGCACGGTGTAGTCATCGAGCGACGCAGAGATTGACCCCATGTTCGGCACCTTCTCGCGCACCTCCAGGCCGTCCACAGCACCCTTTGCCGCCGGGTATGCCTCGGCTTCTTGCGCAGGCCCTTGCTGGTATTCGCTCGTCGGCGTAATCGCCCCTGCACCCACCACGCCCTGCGACTGCAGCGCGGACACCATGCCGGCGCCCGCCTCGGTCTGCGCGCGCCCGGGGGCGATGCTGTAGCCGGCCTCCTGCGCTGCGCGGTACATCGCCGAGGCAAGGCCCTTGCGCTGGAACTGCGGGGCCACGCGCGCCAGCTCGGCGCGCAGCGTGCCGTCTTCGTCCACGCTGAAGTCCACCATGCCGCGCCGGTTGCCGTCGGCAGTGCGCGCCTCCACCAGCACCTGGGGTGTGTCGCGGTTGGCGCCGGTGAACGTGCGCGTGATCGTCAGGTCGTAGGCGGTGCCGTCCTTGTCGGTGGCCTGGGTCTGGATGAGGCGGTCGGGGAGGCTGCTTTGTTCAAGGGTTTGCTGCGGTGGAAAGTTTGCGTTGAACGTTTCCGCCTCTTCGTCGGAAATAGCGCGCGGCAGCCCTTCGGGGACTAGGTTGTCTTTCCCATCCAGTTTGTAGCCTGCAAGAATCCAGCCCTCAGGATCGCCGCGCAATAGGCGCCCCCGGCGGACCACAGACAAGTGAATCGTGGACTTGTTTTTGCCCTTGCCGAGAGCATCCTGGCGTGCCAAAAAACGCTGCGTCACGCCGTTGTGCTCAATCACCAGTGGCGTAGGTTTGCCCAGGGATACGTTGGGTGTAGCGCTCCATGCTTCCCTGATTTTTGTTTCAGCAGGGCCTTGGTCCACCGTCTGCGCCCCGCTGCGCTGCGGCGTCTGCGCGCGCACCTGCAGCGCGTAGCGGTCCATGAAGTCGGACAACGGGACGCCGGCGCGCGCCGCCTGCGTGGCGTAGAAGTTGCCCAGCAGCGTGGCGTAGGCCTTGTTCACCTCGGGGCGGAACTTGCCGGCCAGGTCCAGCTCGGCTTGGAAGTGGTCGCGCACGGTCTGCACCTCGGCCATGAACTGGGTGCGCTGCTCTTGTCCGGTCATCGCGCTGTCTACCGCCTTGCGGATTTCCTCGTCCTGCTGCTTGAGGTAGGTCTTGGCCTCCTGGCGGCTCATCGCGTCGGGCGCTGCGCGCAGGTGATCAATCAGGGGCTGCGTCACCTCGGTGGGCGCACTGAGCAGCTCCGACACCGGCAGGCGGATGTCGGCGCCCGGCATGAACGTGGCTTGGTTGAGCTGCTCCGCGACGCTGGGCGCGACGGCCTGCAGCGCCGCCATGCCGACGCCCGACTGGTTGAGCGTCTCCACCAGCGTCTGCGCGTCGATGTACAGCTCCGACGGGTTGCCGTTCTGCCCCTCGGCGAGCTGATCCACGAAGGCCTGGAACGTGGCCGGGGCGCGCTCGCGCAGCTTGCTCGCCTCCACCAGCTTGGCCAGTTCCTCCACGCGCACCGCGCTGGCTTCGGCCGCCGTGGCCTCCTGCATGCGCTCGCGCACCTGGCCAGCGGCCATGGTCGCCACCTCGGTCGGCGCGCCGAAGAATTCGCCTGCGATTTCCGCGACGATGGCGCCGGGCTGAATCTCCTGGCCCGCTGCGATCTGACCGCCGGCTTCGCCCACGCCACCCAGCACGCCCTGCACGGGCGTCTGCACGGCCAGGTTGGCTACCTCGCGCGCCACGGGGCGCCCGGCCAGCGCACGAGCCGGCAGCAGGAGCTTTCCCGCCGCGCCACCACTGGCCGCGTCCACGGTGCCCACCACGGCAGCGTGCGCCATGGCGCCGGCCGCCACGCGCTGCATCAGCGCCGTGTCGGCCACAGCGGCCTGCAGCGCGGCCGGGTTGCCCACGTCCACGCCGGCCTGCGTCAGGCCCTCCACGATGCTGGCGCCGTAGTCCGTGGCGAACGAGCCGGCGCCCAGGGTGGCGGC